ACTGAGAGGAATAGTCCCAAGTACCAAAGTCACCATTACTGGTACCGATCATATGTACGTTACCACCACTGTATGCACCGATTACGGCTAACCACCAACGATCGGTTTCGACTTTATCGAAGTTGCACCATATCTCGAAAGTGTATGGTATTTTTCCAGTTCCCAAGCCACTATTGCTAGTTGACAAGTATTCATTCGATGACCCGCCACTGAAATCAAAACGCCCACCATCAGATGCTTCCTTGGTTACCCCACCGTTTACAGTCATAGTGCGACCACTACCCTCAACATCGGAAACGGTGCTATCGCCGGTGGTAAAAGTCTTAGCGTCGATATGTAGAACAAGACCGTCACTCACATAAGTAGGAGAACCAGCCAATGCCATATTAAAAGTGCCAGGAAACATCTTAGACGGAGCCTACTGTCGCAATATTATTGATGACTAGTGTTGCAGAGTCAAATACCAGTCCTGAAATGATAGTGTGTTTAGTTGGACCATCCCATGTAATTGTAGAAGAGTCACCATAGTGAATTGTAATACCAGAACCACCAGCAAAAGTAATACTTCTATCTGAGTTGGCATCTCCATTGTATGCCATAATAGAGAAACCAGCACCATCAAGAGCACCGCCAGAGGTACCAGTGATTGTTAACGTATTTGTTGCATCTACTGGAGAAGAGTTTCGGTTCCAGCGAGCAATATTACCCTGAGAAATGTTAAAGGTTACAGCACTAGAGTCTGCCAGCTCTACTAAACTTACTTTGGCATATCCTGTAATATCAATGTTTGAACTTGATACCGGAAGTGATGCTAGGTTATCTGCTTTACTCATTCTCTGTTATCTTTCTAACTATTTTACCTTGTTGGATGTGACTGGGATGGAAATGTTGTGTCATGATATTCTTTATGTTACGTTAAATGCGACACCGTAAATAGAAGAATAACTACCAACTACGCCATCAACTACTACATTTGAACCGGGGTCACTTGTTACAAGCCCTGCTCCAGATGCAACAGCAGGCCCATAAGTTCCCGATCCGTCAAACTTACCTTCACTTGCAGTATCCCAAGCTTGGGTAATTACACCGGCACCCACATCAAACCCATCTCCGGGCAAACTATTCGGGTTTTCTGCGGATGTTTGCCAGCCCATTACTATAGTAGGATAAGTAAAGTTCGATCTAAGAAGTGTAATATCTCCAGGGTTACTCGTATTTAAAGTACTACCGCCGTAGTTATTGCCATATTGCGCTACAGTGGCTGTATTAATTGGTCTATTAGCTCTCAAAATCCATGTTGGCCTTCGTGAGTTTGTTAAAGCTGCTCCAGTAAGAGCGCTTGGGTTTGTACCCCCTTCGGTCCCGTCAGCAATTTTAAAGAAATTCATTGATACAAAACCATCTGCATTATTGTCGCCTATAAGTGTATATCCGGATGGTAAACTTGTTCCACCACCTGTACTTTGAGGATAGTGATGACATACAATTATGTCACCAGCTTGTACAGAATTAGGTATAGGCTGAAGTGCGTCAGCGCCAGTACCACCGTTATTAGACACAAAATCTACAAGCTGAAGTGAAGTTAACGGAGCCAAACCAAAAGGATTAGTGGTAGCAAGAAGAATAGAACTCATAATAATTAATTACCTGTTATATCAGTGCCTGAAACTATGGCAAGGTTAGAATCAAACATGGTAATTGTAGATGTACTATAGGAAGCTAGAGTGGCAGAATCATGACTGGTGCTAACATTATCTCCGGCTACTCTCATAGTTACTACTGTTGAACCTTTATTTAAGGTTAAAGAATTTGTGCTATTGTTATAAAGCGTCATAATTTTACCAATACCTGGTGCACCAATAGTTACATCATAGGCAGAAGCTGCACTATCACAAAGGTATGTTCCTTCATTTGTAATAGTTGTATTACCAGAGATAGTAAATGCCCGCGGCGTTCTTAAGTTTCCGTCACTATCTGATACTGTTCCAGCTGCTGTAACATTACCACTCCCATCTACACTCAAAGTACCACCATACTTAGTATTAGTGATTGCCCCAGCGCCAATAGAAGAAGAGTCTATTTGGGTACCAGTTGTAATTAAACTAGCAAGGTCATTTGCTCTTGTGCCCATGGTATTATACTTTCCCTTTTATTCGTATTTATAATCAGGCACTATCGCCTTCGCCTGGGATAATATAGTTTACAGTTGTTGCAAAATCGCTATCGCCAATGATGTTCAGACTGGTTGGATTCGGTTCAACAGTAATACGTTCCAACAAGGAACTAGTATCAGAGTCTTTAAAGTCTACAATTGACTTACGAATAACAGCAGAGTTGGAGATAGGACCAAAGAAGCTGGTTTTAATCTCAAAGTCTAAAGTGTAGATAATCGTTCTTCTGCTCTCTAACTGACCCTCATAATCATCAGAGAAAGATAGTCCAATTAAAGAAATAGGAATATCCTCTGTAATATCTGCATAGTCAGTAAATGGCTTCATTGTGATTGTATAAGACGGATTAAAGAACGGAATGATCTGTTCTAGAATTTGTACTGCATCTTCATTCGTTTTAGATAAAATATTTAACTGAAAGTTAATGATATAAGGTACAGATGTAAAAAACTTAGTTCTCTTGGTTCTATCTGTTGTGACCTGACGTGTAAAGTTGTTTGTCTTTGGTAGTTGTCTCGTTGGATCAAAATAAAGAGCAGTCATTTCAAAAGACATGCGTGGAAGTTTAACAGCTAATTTAGCATCAGACATGTTCTCGGTCTCACGTATACGTTCCAAGAATTTCTGTTTCGGTGCATAGCTCAGTGGAACCTTCAACTGACTAATAACAGCGCCTGATGAGTTTTTACGGAGCACATAGAGGTTGTTAAAGAGTGTACCAAAGACTGCTACACACTTTCTAATCTTCTCATGGTAGAAATGCTGATTAAACATTATGTTACCTCACCAAATGGGTTGCCTTCAGAGAAGTCGATAATGTTATCTCCCTCAGTCTCAAAGTCTGCGTTCTGACTAAACACCTGTTGTAATTCTTCACCTACAGAACTAATTGTTTTCGTAATACTTGTTTCAGTAGATGTAATTGTAGTACCTGCCGAGAACGTTCTCCACTGACCGTCAGTAGAACCTACATGTGCAACTTCCAGAATATTTGTAGAAGCGTCCCATGCCACAATCTCTGCCACAAGTTTAGGACCTGCAGCACTATCTACTAAGTATTCAACGTTCTCACCGATGTTAAGAGCATTAGAGCCTGTAGCTGCCAGAGTAAGTTTAATTCTGTTACCCAGCGCTTCTGCTTCGTCAATAGCATCAATACCTGTATCAAAGTCTTCATCGTTGTATTCAAACAGTTCAATCTCCATACGATAGGTAGGAAGATTGGATAGCTGATAGAATGGCTGATCGTCAACCACTCTCATGATCTCAAAGATTTGATCTGAAAGTGGTAAGTAGATTAAATCACCTTCGTTTGGTCTATTATAAGTTACATTAGAACCTACTATTCTATTCCAAACTTTTCTAGAAACGTGTAGTGTTGCTCTGTCACGAATTTCTACCCCAAACTTAGTAAACAGATCCTGATCTCCGTCAAATCCATCAATGTTCTCTAGGTACATCTCAATAGTGTATGCATCATCGAATCTAGATACAGCGTCTTCGCCAAAGATTTTATCTTCAGAAACTAAAGTTCTAGGCATGTACTGGACATTCTGGCCATAGATCTTAATCGATTCTATGATAATATTTTCATAGAGATCCTGTTCAGATCTAACCGTCTGTGAAATGTAAGGATTTCTAGCCATTTATAATCCAATAGTTAGTAAATATACCTACTATTTATATAGCATTGACGATGAAGAAATGTTGGCCTTGTCGTCCGGTATCAGTTGTGGTAATAGTCGTAGATACAAATGCATCGCCAGCAGACGCTAACTTGTATGCATAGTCCATGTAGTCTTCTGTTGCCAAAGGATCTCCATCCACGTGTGTCCAACCAGTGCTTGGTGAGAAAGTCGGTGTGGGGTTTTGGATCACGTCTTGACCTGAGGCCCTCGTTGGTCTACCAGTTAGGAAGTACATATAGATTCTACCTCCCGGAGCGTTTGTGTCAGTAACAGAGCTAATTGTATTAGACAACCCAGACGGGTCCGAACCATCATCTTCCTGGAACTGTTCTGTTGTAACAGTTGTGATTGGATTGTCTGGTCTGAAAGCTACTACAATGCCTGCCGATGTGTCACTACCGTTCCATTGTAATGTCCACGACGAGGTTGACCCGTCGTAAATCTGATAATAGGAATAACCTTCTGGGTACTCGCTCCCAGAAGTATTATTGCCAATTTCAGTCCAACCGGAAGGAGGCGTGGTAACGACACGGTAGCCGTCGTCGATCCATGTCGTTAAGAAGAGAAGATCGCCAGCCTGTGCACCTACCGGTGGTGTGAACGTCTTTTCTGATGTGTTGGTCGTCGAGCGCTCGTATGAAGCAGCAACGTGCGTGAATGCTGTAACAGCCCCGCCGCCAGCGCCACCAGTAATAAAAGGTGTAGGAGCGTTGAAGAACAAACTCATTATTTATTTTAACCTAAAAAGAAGTCAACTGGAAGTTCATGGGTCAATCTCATTTGTTCTCTCAATCTCTCCAACTCTTGTGTTGCATCATCATATAACTGCCTACC